CAGCTACGGTCGGCAGTAATGTAACACTGACATTTCCAGCAACAGCAGGAACTAGCGGATATGTGTTGGCCACTGACGGAAGTGGAAATCTTTCATGGAGTCAAACTGTAGTTGAAGTAGCAAATCAAATTGCAGATGCAAGTATATACTATCCTACACTAGTAGATGTAACAAGCGGGTCAATCGGTAGCTTAAATACTTCAGACACAAAACTAACATTTCAGCCTAGTACAGGTAGATTAAGTTCGACAGAAATAAGAGCAACTGCTAGTACAGCAAGTAGTTCAACCTCAACAGGTGCTCTAGTAGTTAGTGGAGGAGTTGGCATTGGCGGACAAATGACTGCTGTAAGCATTGTTGAAACATCTAGTATCGCACTTAAAGAAAACATTGCACCTATACAAAATGCGCTCGATAGTGTACTAGCACTTCGTGGTGTAACATACGATAGATTGGACAACAGTGAACACGAAAGTGGTTTAATTGCTGAATGGACCGAAACGGTATTGCCAGAATTAGTTACTCGCGATGCAGATGGTGCAGTTGTAGGTATTAAATACACCAAGCTAACTGCTTATTTAATTGAAGCAGTTAAAAGCCTAAAAGCAGAAATTGATGGATTAAAGAGCAAATAATGGCGCAGTTAAAAAACACTACTATTAATGATACTGGATTTTTGCAAGTACCTACAGGTACTACTGCCCAGCGCCCGGCATCGCCAGATGACGGATATGTAAGATTTAATACTAGTACATCTCGTCTAGAATATTATAGAGACGGCGAATGGCACGATCTTGATGACAGAATAGAAGCTAGTGCTAGTAATGCAGAAAAAACTTATGACATAGTAGAAAACGGTGTTCCTTATACTGTTCACGTTTTTACAAATGAACAAGGCGCCGGGTCTCTAAATGTTACTCAAAGCGGCGAAGTTGAATATCTTATCGTAGCCGGCGGCGGCGGCGGTGGTGGTACAGGAGCCGGCGGCGCGGGCGCAGGAGGATTCCTAACTGGCAAAACTGTAATTAGTCCAGGTACCTACCCAATCTCAGTAGGAGCAGGAGGGTCTGCTGGAAGAACATACAACAATAGTCCTCAGTCAGGAAGTCAAGGCGGAAATTCAAGTGCTTTTGGATTAACTGCTATAGGAGGCGGTCCTACTAGAGGCGGCCAGAACGGCGGCTCTGGCGGTGGTGCTGACAGAAGCGGTTCGCCAGGACAAGGTGTTGCTGGTCAAGGAAATCGCGGCGGATTTGCTCCATTTGCAAACGGCCAAGCCACAGCCGGCGGCGGCGGCGCAGGGAGTGTAGGCCAGGATGCACCGAATGCTAATTTAGGCGGCGCTGGCGGCATCGGCCGACCTAGTGCTATAACTGGCGAAACGGTATGGTATGCAGGCGGCGGCGGCGGCGGTCGCTATGGCGGAACACCAGGCAACGGCGGCAAAGGTGGCGGCGGATCCGGCGGTATTGTAACATCTGCTAGCGGCGATAACGGCGCAAAAAACGGCTTCCCGAACACCGGCGGCGGTGGAGGCGGGGGTGGATATAACGGAGCTTTACCTAGCGCCCAGGGCGGCGGCAACGGTGGCTCAGGCATAGTTGTAGTAAGATATAAAAAAGATTATCTGAGTACAAATGCACTACAAGGCGCTCAAATTGATCTCAGTACCGGCTTCGGCGGTTCAAAAGAAGGATTAGTATTTGCCTTTGAACCAACTGATCATAAAAGTCTATATGACGAACTTTGGCAAAACAGAGTTATCAAAGATACTAGCGGTAATAATAACAACGGAGCCTATTCAAACGGATTTTTAACAAAAGACGGCCGCGATAATGGCGCATTGTTTTTTGATGGCAATCATATTACTATTACATACAATGCTGCTACTATGGATTTTTCAAGAGGTCAGACTATTCTAATTTGGTTACGACCTCAAACTAGAGTAAATAGGTGTAATATTTACGATCAGGCCTACGGCGGATCAGGAACTATTACAAATGAAACCAGCGGAGTCTTTAACTATTACCATGGTACGAACGGTGGCAATGGATCTCCTTATCAGGGGTTTACTTCTGGCTTTACTGTACCAGCTGGCGAAACAGCGTTAATTACAGCTACTAGAAATAACATCGCAAACAGAATTAGATGGTATAAAAACGGCGTGCTGTCAAATGAAGCTACTTCTTCTTATGATGTAACTACAAATTCCACAGCAAATATAAGAATGGGGTTAGGCTATGCTGGTCAGTATACAGGACATCTCTATTTTACGGCAGTTTACACTAGAGAATTAAGTGATTTAGAAATCAAACAAATATATGATGCTACAAAATGGAGGTTTGGATTCTAATGGCTATACTAGATAATTTAATCGTTTTGGATACAGGATCTATTAATTTACCTTCGGGAACTACACTTCAGCGTCCTTCTAGTCCACAAACTGGACAACTACGGTTTAATACTGACATAAATGACGTCGAAGTATACAACGGAACAAGTTGGATATGTATAGATAATAAATGTAAGGCTACTGTAACAGGGTCTGTAGATACTAAAATTCACGGTGGCTACAAAATTCATACTTTTACCGGAGACGGAGCAATAAACATAATATGTGCAGGCGAAGTTGAATATCTTATTGTAGCTGGAGGAGGAGCAGGCGGTAGACATCACGGCGGTGGTGGTGGTGCTGGCGGCCTCTTGCAAGGAGTTATAAATCTTAACACTAGTAACTACACAATTACAGTAGGAAACGGTGGAACGCCAACTCCCGGTACTAATAGTACACCAGGAGGAACTGGAGGAAACGGCGGCAATTCGACAGCATTCGGTTTAACAGCAATAGGCGGTGGCGGCGGCGCAAACGCATATGGTAGCTCAGGCGCTGCAGGAGGTAGTGGCGGCGGTTCTCATAATTGGACTCCTGCAGGCAGCGGCGGAGCCGGAACTGCCGGACAAGGGTCAGACGGTGGCAGCACTGTAACTAATGTTCAAAATGATGGAGGAGGCGGAGGCGGTGCAGGAGGCACTGGCTGGTGGAGAAATGCACAAAGTTATGGCAGAGACGGCGGCCCGGGGCTAGCTTCGGCAATATCCGGCGAATATAAATTTTATGCAGGCGGAGGCGGAGCCGGCATGTACCAGCCAGGTTACAATAATCAAGGACCAGTAGGTCAAGGTGGATCAGGTGTAGGCGGATCAGGAGCTAACGGACCACATGGTGATGGCGAAAACGGCCAGCCGGGAGTGCCAAACACTGGAGGCGGTGGCGGCGGAACCGCCGCACTTGACAGTCTAGGCGGCCCAGGCGGCAGTGGCGTAGTAATTGTAAGATATCCAGTATAAGATAAGGTAAAAGATGGCAATTTTAAAAAATACAACAGTTAACAATGCAGGAGTTGGGTTACCTACAGGATCTGTAGCACAGCGCACAGGAGAACAGTCAGGCGATTTAAGATTTAATACTGATACGTCCGCTATTGAACTTTATCAAGGAACACATTGGTTTCCAACAACGGAATCTACTGAATCTTTAATAGCGGAGTACGATGCAGGAGTTTTTAAAACTGATTATAGATCAAGATTGTTACCAGTAGAACGTTGGAATGTGGGCACCGGCGGCGAAAGCTTCTTTGGTCAAAACGGATCTACTGCTGAGAATAGACGTATTTGGAACACTGATCCTCACGGTAACAGTGCAATTATTTGGGACACACCCAGTAATGATAGCGGCAGTAACGCCGACGGTGGTTGGAATAGCAGCAATGTCAGTATTGATTATTTTAGATTTTACAGACACAGCATGTGGTTAAAAAGAAGTGTGGTTGGCAACGGATCGACATATATGGGCTTGCGCTCAAACGACGGTGTTGACCTCAGAACAAGCGGCGGCAGAACTACTAATCCATATTTTTACGCAGGCGGGTGGCCCGGAAATCAAAACCAATGGTATTTGTTTGTGGCCCACACATGGCCGTATAGAAGCGGCACAGGTGCCGACCATCCTCAAACAGGCATATATGATCAAGCTGGAAATAAAATAGGCAGCTGTCGAGACTATGTTTATCGCGACGGTGCTACATACAGTATGCATAGAAGTTATCTTTATTATTCTACTAATACAAGTACAAGTCAACAATACTGGGAACCTCGAATCGATGTAGTTGACGGAACTGAACCTAGCATAAATGATTTGCTTACTAATAGCCATAATATCTGGCGAGATTTACAAGGGGGCAACGATGCAACTCCGGTTAATTGGCCAGTTTACAATGACACAGAACAAGCAGTACAGTTCGACGGTAATAATGAATATTGCAGAACTAGATTTAAAATTAACGAATTGAGTAGTAACTTTACTTTTAGTATTATCTATAAATTTACAGGCCCTACTTCGGCAACATATAATGCTATTATGGGGAATCAAAGTGGAGATTTTTTTATAGGCAAAGATACTGGAACTACTAATATTGGCGTTCAAGACGGCAACTATAATTCAAATGTAGCTGCTGGAACTAATGCCTGGGATGGCAATTGGCATCAAATTACTTATACAAGATCTGGATCTTCAGGAACAGTGTATCTTGACGGAGTTCAAGTAGGAACAGGTACATGGACAGGTGCCGGATCTAGCGATGTATATATTGCAGGGGAAGGTGATGATTACTTTTTAAATGGATATATAAAACAGGTAAGAGTTTATGATTCAGCAATTTCCGCAGCTAACGTTCGAAAAAGTTACGAAATAGCCAAGAAGAAATATAACATATAATTTTTTATGTTGTTTGTTTAATATAATTTAAGTTTAACACGACTCTTCGATTGGTAGTAGTGCAACTTGTTCCACTATGTTTAGTTTTTGCTGAAAAACTTGCAAAACGATTAGCTACACTTTCAATTTTAGTGCCATCTTCTAATATAGTATAACCGTCGTTATTGTTTACATAAAAGATCCCTGTAGTTAAAATGTTTTTTAATTCGAGATCTTGTATGTCGACATGCATTCCGTGTTCGACTATTTTTTCAGTTACATAATTTGTATTTGCTTTAGCCTTTATTAATACTAATGGGTTTAAGTGTTGCAATATTGGTTCAATAACACCAAGACATTCAGAATGCATTATCGGATTATAATAAAAAAGATGAAAAAGTTGCCAATTGTGTTTGTCATTTGACGCAATATTTCCTAGGTCTGTATTTACAACATCGTCGTTGATAAACCATGGTATCTTACTAGACATCAGAGCATGTTGAACTTTATTAAATTGATCTAGTGGCAAAAAATTATCGATTATTTCTAAATTTGTCATGCTATTTCCTTTAATATTACTTATAATTTCTTGTAGTGCGCTCTAAACAAAAACGATAAATACTCTATAATAGCAAGGATAACTATGAGCTCAGCACCAATTGTAGATAGAATAAGAATTATACCTAGACCTGACGATTTCCTTAACAGAAACGTTGGCGCAAGTGGTGAAGTATTCTTTAATCGTGCTACTAACAGTCTCAGGGTATACAGCGGCAAAGATCGCGCAGGATTTGAAATCGCACGAGCTGATTTAGCTAACGTCGATACTTCACAGTTTCAGATTAATCCCAACATTGCAACAGTAACATATACAGTTACAGTAGAGAACACGGGCGAAGGAAACAAATATGTATTAAACGGTGAGTATTGGCCAGAGTTAAATTTTGTAGTGGGCTATACCTATGTTTTTGATCAAACAGATCCTACTAATGTTTATTATCCTAATCAGACAGGCGGCGAAAATAATCAGCATCCGCTTAATTTTAGTGCAGATGATATAAATGGAGAACTAGGCGAAGGAACTGTATACACAGACAATGTTACATATAAACTAGATAACATAGAAGTAACAAAACAAGAATATTGGGACGGCTTTGAAGCAGCTACACAAAGAAGTATTCAAATTCTAGTAACTAGCACTACTCCGAGCACATTATACTATTGGTGTCAAAATCATGCTAACATGGGTAAGGCAATAAGTGTAGCTAATCCGGGCACAGGTACAGATACTACGCAAGAAGTTGGCGCAAGTGTTGACGTAAGCGAAACAGTGCCGGAGTCTCCCACAAACGGTAATTTGTGGCTTAACACTGACACTGGTAAACTATACATTTATATCAATGACGGCGATAGCGAACAGTGGATTCAGCCTGCAATACAACCTGTTGCAACTAACTATAACGATTTAATTAATAGACCTAGCATACCTAGCTCAATAACTGATTTGTCTGATGTCAATGCTAGTGATCCCCAAGTAGGAGAGATTCTCAAATGGGATGGAAGCCAATGGTCTGCTGCTAGTGACTCAACTACAGGCGGAACAGGAACAGATGCAGACACACTAGACGGCCAAGATGGAAATTATTATCTAAATTACGCAAATTTTACAAACACGCCAACAGTGTTTACAGGACTTACGCTTGATGGTTTAACAACACTGCATCAAACCGCAGAAGTATTAAATACAATTACCAACGCTACCGGTATAGTAGAACATGATTTTTCACAGAATGCTATTTGGTATCACACAAATATAGCAGACAATTTTACAGCAAACTTTACTAACTTGCCTATAATAAACAGCCGAGTTATATCACTGGCACTAATTCTAGTACAAGGCTCAACTGCTAGAATACCAACAGCCGTGCAAGTAGACGGTGTAGCACAGACTATCAATTGGCAAGATGGACAACAGCCAACAGGTAATGCAGATTCTATTGATTTAGTAAGTTTCAGTCTCGTACGAACAGGCAGCTTGTGGACTGTTTTAGGTTCACTGAGTACATATGGATAACAAGGGTAAAAAATGTCATTAAACTTTCCAAATAATCCGGCCAACGGTGCAACATATACTTCAGAAGGAGTAACTTGGGAGTTCGACGGAGTTGCATGGAATCTTGTTTACACAACTGATACTAGTGTAAATCAATTTACAACATTTGCTGCTGACTCGGGAACTGCAACTGCAAGTACTGATCAGGATACTCTTACAATAAATGGTGGCACTAATGTTACAACTAGTATAAGCGGACAAATACTAACGATAGATGCAACAGTAGAAAGTCAGTCCGGTGCTAGCGACGTATTCAAGAATATAACCAGTGATGACGGCCAGGCAGTAGCAAGTGGAGACGATGACACTTTAAATATTCTAGGCGGAACAAATATTGCTACTGCTATTGCAACTGATACAAAAAATGTAGAAATAAATTTAGAGTCTTTTTCGATTAACTTTCTAACTGATGTTGACACAGAAACTAATCCGCCAAGTTCTGGACAGGTGCTAAAATGGGACGGCGCAAAGTGGGCACCCGGACTTGATGCTACATCTGGAGGCACTGGCCTAGATGCAGATACACTAGATGGGCAAAATGGCAGCTATTACTTAAACTACAATAACTTTACAAACACACCAACTGTTGCAACGTTAGCTAGTTTTAGTGTAGGAAACGAACTAACTGCAAGCGGAAATGGTGCAATATCATACGACGACACAACAGGAGTTTTTAGATATACTCCGCCGACCGCAGCGGGCATTGGTGCGTTAACTGCGGAAGTAAATGACTTAACTGTTGCTGTAACATGGGCAAATGTACCTGATGCTAATATAACAGCGTCGTCTGTTACACAGCATCAATCAGCACTTGCGATTACTGAAAGTCAAATAAGTGATTTACAATCATACCTGACAAATATTAACAGTTTGAGCATTGACGAGTTAAGCGATGTTGATACTACTACCGCAGCACCTAGCAACGGGCAAGTATTAGCTTGGGACTCAGTTAATGGAGTTTGGGCACCTTCGGCAGCCGGCGGTAGTGGTGATGTAAATCAAAATGCATTCGCAAGTGTTGCCGTTAGTGGACAAACCACAATTGCAGCTGATACAACAACAGATACGCTAACACTATCAGCTGGTTCAGGAATAAGCATTGCTACAGATGCAGGCACTGACACAGTTACAATAACCAGTACAGTATCTTCAGGTGCTACAGCATTTACAGGATTAAGTGATGTTTCTACAGCCGGAATATCTGTAGATAAAATTTATGAACCTGCTATTGCTATGCTTCGAGTTGATAATGTAGGAACAGGTTCTTACACGTTTCCAAGTCATTACAGCGGAGGAAATCCTACAATATATGCACTTGCAGGTACAACTATAGCATTTGATTTAGATGGAGTTCCTGGACACCCATTTGAAATACAAGACGCACTAGGTGATCCTTATAATGTAGGACTAGTGCATGTAAGTTCAAATGGTACTGTGAGCACAGGTGCAAGTGCTCAAGGCAAACAGTCCGGTACACTATATTGGCGAATACAGGAAAGCGTTTCCGGTGGTTATAGATATCAATGTCAAAGCCATGCAGCAATGGTAGGCGCTATTACTGTTAAAAGATTAAGCACTATCTAGAGTCTTTGATTAGTTGATTTAAACTATAACGTATATCTACTAGCTTTTTTATGTTATCTTTTACAGTTCTTGGATCGATCGCCTTGCTGTTTCTTGAATTGTGTGCTTCGTCTATAGTACTAGCTTCGCGCATTAATTGATCCAAAAGCAATTTACCACGCTGTCGAGCAGTTTCGTCTTCAATTTTATCTATAGCAGTTTTATATACTTTATATTCTTTTAAAAATTTTGAAGATTTAGTTAGTTCTAGCATTAGTTCAACCTATAAAAATCATCTGGATTATTACTGTTACTAGTCTCTGCCATAGCACTGTTGTCTGACAGACTTTCTAACTGTACTGGCATTAGTACAGGCACATGAAAAGTACTGCCTTCAGGCAATTCTTGTGCATACATTTTCCCGTCAGCAGTGTCTACCCATTGAACGCGAAACTTGCCTGCATTTACAAACCAAGACTTAATTTTTTCTTTATGAAAATGCAACACAGTCTGTTGTGCAGATTTTTCAAACACTAGAATTTTACTGCAATAACTATCAGTGTCAGTCCATACAATATCGTATCCGTAATCTGTTTTTTGAATGTTATTTTTCATATTAGCTTATAAGATCAATTACTTGAAACACAGTTTCTAATTTAGCGAGATTGGTTTTGTTTTGTAGCGTATTTCTTAATCCATGATGCAGTGGTTTAGGCCATTTCGAAAATGCAACCCATGCATAGCCGTCATGTTCTTTGTTAAGTTCGGGAATAAACTCTTGTCGAATTACAATAAGGTATGTGTGAAAGTTAAACTTGTCGTCGTTGCTAACAAACGTTTCTAACGGAATAGTTTTTACAAACTCGGGCAAGTCGCCAACTTCCTCTTGAATTTCTCTTTTAAGGCCTTCAAATGGAGTCTCTTCGCTATTATTAGTTCCGCCCACAAGTCCCCAGGTATTGCTGGTTTTACCCTGTGTACGATGTAAGAACAAAAAACGTTTGGTTTCTAATGAGTAGAACAATCCACCACTACAGATAATTTTCTCGCGCATACACGTAATTATCCGTCTAGATCAATGCTCCAATCGTTCTTGGCGTATTCGCCATCTACACTGAGTAACCATTCTTCTCGATCCCAGTAGTATTGAACACCGGTATTTAGATTAGTAATATATAAATTAGCAGTTACAGTTTCGTCGTTGAACGGTAAGCGATTTTCGCTAGCATCAAACACAATGTGCCAACTACTACCATCCCATTCAACTACATCATTTGCGCCGGCTATAAAGTCTGTACCGTTTGCGTTTTTCCAAGCACTAGCACCTACCATTGCTTCCGGAGTACTTCCGTCTTCTGAAATAAAGTTTCCTATATTATTTTCAGTCCCGCCTATATCACCTAGCAGAAGAATTCTAACACCTACGCTCTTATCTTGATTAGGATCAAATCTTAACGGATCAATAATGTAATCTATACTTGAGAACTGATTTTGATTTCTTGCCGGGCCCTCTACTACATCATTTGCTGGTAGAGTATCGCGATCAAAGTTAATAATTAGTTCAGTTTCATCTAGAGGATTGATCGTAATTCTTCCTGCAACGAATCCTTGAATATCAGGTTTTCTTAAATATATAACACTCAAGTTGGGCTGATACAGTCCTGGTAATTCATTAAGCAATATGTTCCAATTTTCATCACTGACTAGGCCGTTGTTTAGTACTTTGGCCTTTCCTTGACGCAGTAATAGCCTGCGTTGATTAGGATTTTTAATAATAGGCTTGTGTGTTCTAGTAACTTGTGTAATTATATCTAGTTCGCCGTTACCTTGATTAGAGAACGCTCCTTTATCCACTACTCGGTCTGCATCAGGATCAACACCGTCTGCTAAACTTCTATCCTTATAAGGCGGTGTAGTGCCTCCTATACTGAATAGATTAGTTCCTTCTAGCTGTGCTTCGAAATCTACATATCCGTCGCCTTCGAAAATACTAGTAACAATGTTTGTTACTACGCCAAGACGCTTGACTTTTGCCGGTGGACTGATATAGATAGGAGTACTAAAATTTAGCTGTGCAACATCAATTTCACTTTCTGTTCCAGTAGGAATAGTTCTGTTACTAAAGTTTACACTCTCTAGATTCACAATACTCAAACTGGTCCAATCAAGATAGTTATCTGTGGTTTGAATTTCTAAACTAGGATTGAACAGCATAAGAATCTGTTCCATAATCTGTAATTTCTGATTTGCATTAGTGGTCCAAAGATCTACATTTATTGTGAGTCTGTAAGGCGTGGGCATCAAGCGTTCAACTGTGTAGTTTTTGCCTTGAAAATTTAAGTATTCTTTGCCATCACTGTCATATGCACGTTCTCTAACATGTTTTTTGCTTACAAAGCTACTATCACTGGTACGGTCTCTATCTAGTTCAATGCCAGTAATGTATATGGCCATTCTAGGTGCGCTGGGAAGCTTGTTCTCAGAATTGTCACGCAAAATATTAGAAACTTGACGAGTCATATCGCCGTAAGATATAGGAATCTGTACAAGTTCGCCTTTACCTGTTTTATAACTAAAATTACTAAACAGACGCATAACCTGTACTAGATATTTTCTTATCTGACCATCATAAAAATGTTCCATATTAATTGTCTGCCTTTGGCCTTAACACTTGCGACAGTGCTTGTCTCTGTTGTTGTCTACTGTTATATAGCGTAAGAGTATACATGCCTTCAAGTTCAATAGCTCGAGGTAGTGTAATTCTTACACGAGCAGTCCCGCTATCGTCGTAGCTGGTTAACATGTTTGAAAAATCAGCCACAACATAATTTAAATTAATTGATCCGTCTCGTGTTGCATTTTCAAAAAATAGATTTACAAACGGTGCTTCGACATAATCAATCTCAGTGTCTATAACTGTTTGTCCTTGCGTTACTCTAACAAAATCTGCTGCAATTTTATCTTCGTAGAGATAGGTGCCAGTATCGTTAATAAACGAACCACGTTGAGTATTAGGATTACTTGAATTAAGACTAGTTCTTTTCACATCGTGTACCTTGATCCATCTTCTACCATCATATCGAAATAAACGATTAGGCAAAAAGTCTGATCTCATAAAATAGTCACCTTCGCTTGCTCCAGATGGAAAGCTAATGCCACTTCCAAAGTTTGCTCCGTTAGGCGCAAACTCGTCGCCTACAAGATATCCATCATAGCCTAGTTTAGCAGGTGTATTGTATAACATATCAGAAGTTAATCCCGATGAAGTATCTACATCAGTTTCGTCTACTGTTTTGAGATCAGCACGGCCGTCTTCGTCTACAGCAAGAGTGTAGAAGTTTGATTCGACATCATAACCGCTTTTAGGTGTGTTAGCTTCGGCTTCTGCAACTATGCTTTCTGTAATGCTTGCTTCTTTTGAATAGGTGCTTAAGAGGTCTCTCAAACTATTTCCATTATAAACCTTAAAATATTCTGAGTTAATGTCACTGGGATCGTTACCTGTTGTTTCTTGAATTACTTCATAAAGTTCGCCGTCCAGTCTAACTACTTGCCCAACACTATACGTCATGGTAGGATCATACTCGCCTTCAAACAAGTCTTCATTTTCAGGTTTGTCTAGTATATCTTTAAATTCTTGGCTGTCTACAATTTGCTTTAGTTTCAGTCTATATAGGTGTGGATACCAAGTAGGCGAAAATCCTTCTGCTGCACGATTTACGTCTTCTACAACATAGTATCTTTTTAGTGCAGTAGCAAAGTCATTAGCGGCAAACTCATCTTTCAAGTGAGGCAGTTCAATAACATCACCTGACATAATTTTACGTCCTATAGTTTCTACTGAACTGTTTATATGAATAGTTAAAAACAGCGTGTCATTGCTTAAAAACAGTCCAAATTGACTCAAATCAAAGTCGATGTCTTGAACATTGTAGATGCCACGAACAGTGTACACATCAGCATCGTACTTTC